CTACGGGGCGATGGTGGAGCCGCCGCCACCGCCGATCAGGAAAGCCCGGGTCCTGTAGGATCGGCTGATGACCATGACTGATACTCCTGTTGAGCCCGATCCCACCCCTGAGCCCGATCCTGTCGAGCCCGAAGCCCTGGTGTAAACCCCTGGTTGGGAACGAGAACGGTTCTCGTTCTCAACTACGCTCAGGGGACAATGGCCCTTGACGTCGTGCAGCTGCTCGCCCTGGCACTCGTCATCGCCGGCATCTGGACGACGGTCCTACTGGCCGCCGGCCCCGGGGTTGCCCTGATCCTCACCGGCCTGATTGTGCTGGGCGCTGCCCTGGCGGTTGAGCGTCATGCTGGGTAGCGAGATCCTCACCCGTAAGAAGGGGCCCGTCCCCTCGCTTCCACCGCGGGTTGTGCCCCGCAACTTTCAGCGGTCGGTCAACCCCAAGGCGACCGAGGAGACGGTGCGTGGCCTGTCGGCCTACCGTCGCGGCCAACGGCTCATCTCCCGCACCATCGGCATGATGCCGCTGGTGTTGGAGCGGGACGGGATCTGCACCGACGAGATGCTGCCGGTGATGGAACGGCCGGTGCCGTGGATGACCCGGCAGGCCGCCATCGAGTCGATGGTCGAGACCCTGCTCGACTACGGCAACTACTTCGCTCTGCTCACCCAGTTCGACACCCTCGGCCGGGCTCAGGGCATCATCCCGGTCCATCCCCGCGACGTGTCGGTGTCGCTCACCCCGGGCGGCCTGTTCTACCGGATCGGTGGGGCCGAGGTGTTCGGCTCCCAGGACATCATGCACATCCGCTCGGGTGCGCCAGCTGGTGAACTCCTCGGCCGGGGTGTGCTGGAGACCTCATCGACAGCCATCAACACAGGGGTGGCCGTGTCGTCGGCCGTCAGCTACTTCTACGCCGATGGTGTCTACCCGGCCGGCATCCTCAAGACCGAAGACCCCGATATCTCCCAGGAATACGCGGATGATCTGCGTGACCAGTGGGTGGCGAAGACCCGCCGTGGCCAGCCGGCCGTGCTCCCGGCCGGGATCGACTGGACCGCGGTGGTGTCGCCCAACGCTGAGCAGGCCCAGCTTGTCCATGCCGCCGACATGAGTCGCCGGGAGATCGCTGATGTGCTCGACCTGGACGGCGATTGGCTGGGCGTCCCGGGCAACACGATGACGTACGCCAACATCGTGGACCGGGTCGAGAACCTGATCAAGTTCACCTGTCTGCCGTGGATGGTGTCGATTGAGTCGGGGTTCACCGATCTGACGCCCCGGCCGACGGTGGTCAAGTTCGAGTCTGACGAGTTGCTCCGGGCCGCCACGTCGCAGCGGTATGCCGACTACGCCGTCGGCATCGCCGCCGGGTTCCTCGACATCAACGATGACGTCCGCAAGGCCGAGGGCCTCAAGCCGATGCCGAAGCAGCCGGCCCCGCCAGCTCCTGCACCACCTGCACCACCTGCAGCTGTGCCGCCGGGCCAGCCGGCACCGACTCAACCACCTCCAGGAGGTGCCCCATGAATGAGATTCTGATCCGGAGCTATGCCCTGGAGCGTGCTGTCACGTCCGAGGGTGATGGTCGCACCCTTTCGATTCGTGCCGTCCCATGGGACACCGAGGCGGTGATAGGCCCCGACACGGTAGAGGTGTTCGACCCCGGCGCCTTCGACAAGCAGATCAGAGCTGCTCGGCACATCAAGCTGACCCTCGGGCATCCCAGGCCGGGTGATCTGCTGACCAACTCGCTCATCGGGTCCGTGTCGGCGCTGGAGTCACGCAAGGATGGGCTGCACGTTCAGGCCCGGATGGCGTCGTCGTCGACCGCTACCGAGGCACTGGCTTTAGTCAACGACGGGGTCCTGGATCAGGTGTCGATCGGGTTCGTTAATCATGGCACCGAGGTTCGGAAGCTCGACAACGGAGGCACCGTGCTGCGCCGTATGGTTGCCCACCTCGACCACTTGGCCCTGGTCGATGCCGGTGCCTATGGCGAGGGCGCCAAGGTGCTGGCGGTGAGGGAAGAGCCGACGGGGCCGACCCTGGCCGACCTGCGTGCCCTGGCGGCACGTCTCGGCTAGTCTGGGCGCACTCGACGGACACCCCCACATCGTTGGACCCCCCGTAGTTGCAGCCCGACACACCCACTAGTTGGACACACCGGCACCCCCCCCCAGTTCGACTCAAATCGGGAGTGTCTGCAGTGCCAAGCCAACTACTGGAGCGCCTGCAGAAGCAGCGCGCCGAGCTGTCCACCAACCTCAAGAGCGTTCTCACTGTCGTCGAGGAGCGGGCTGGGGCCGGTGGCGATGACCACCTGACCGAGGCCGAGCAGAAGAACTACGACGACTTCGAGAAGGACTCCGCTGAGCTGGACGAGCGGATCAAGTCGCTCACCGCCCTGGAGCTCCGGGAGGCAGACGCTGCCAAGCTGGCCGTGTCCCTGACCGGTGAGGTCGAGGAGCGGGCTGGCCAGTCGAAGGCCGGTGGTGCGAAGGTCACCGCCGAGCCGCTGACCTACAACGAGCGGGCCAGCCACTCGTGGATCATCGACGCTGCCGCCGCTCAGGGCATGGCCCCCGGTGCCGGGATCTCCCGTGTCGATGCCGTCGACCGTCTCGACCGCCACGCCCGGGAAGTCGAGGTCGAGACCCGCGACACGACCACCACCACCTACGCCGGCCTCGTGCCCCCGCAGTACCTGCTCGACGAGTTCGCCCCGAACCTTCGGGCCGGCCGCCCGTTCGCCAACCTGTGCAAGGGCATGGCCCTCCCCCCCGTCGGGATGTCGGTCATCATTCCCCGAGGCACCGCCGGCACGTCGGTCGCGATTCAGGCCACCCAGAACACGGCCCCGACCACGACCGACATGGCCATCACCGACCTCACGGTCCCCACGTCGACCGTGCAGGGCCGTGGCGTGATCTCCCGGCAGGCGATGGAGCGGGGCGGGGTCAACATCGACCGCATCGTTTTCAGCGATCTGGCGGCCGACGCCGCACGGTTCATGGACCAGCAGGCCCTGTTCGGTACCGGCGCCGGCGGCAACGCCCTGGGCGCCATCAACACCTCGGGCATCGTCGCCATCTCCCAGACCGCCACCACCGGCCTGGACACCATCAAGGCGATCGCCAACGCGGCCCAGAGCATCAACACCCAGCGGTTCGTTCCGCCCGATGTGATCGTGATGCATCCCCGCCGTTGGGGTGCGATGACTATCGCGGTCGACACCACCAACCGGCCCCTGGTCACCGTCGAGTCCGGCCACCTGAACGTGTTCGGTCAGGGTGGCGCCGATCTGGTCCAGCAGACCGTCGGGACCCTGCTCGGCATCCCCGTTGTCACCGACGCCTCGCTCCGCACCAACCTGGGTGCCGGCACCAACCAAGACGAGATCCTGGTGATGCACCGCGACGACGTCTACCTGTGGGAGCAGCCGGGCACCATCCGGGAGTTCGTGCTGGAGCAGCCCGTCGGCCCGCAGTCGATCCAGCTGGCCGTGTACGGCAACTTCGCCTTCACGGCCGCCCGGTACCCCACCGCCGTGGCGTACATCTCCGGCGTCGGCCTGGTCACTCCGACCTTCTGACCCAGATGGGAGCGGTCTCCGAGTTGCGGGCCCACCTGCGGGCGGCGCTCGGAGACCTCGCCCACTACGAAAGGATCATCTCCATGGCAGATATCACCGATGCGAACCTGTTGGCCGACCCGGGTCGGGTCCGGCGGACCGAGCTTCATGCCCGCCACGACGTCGCGCTGCGGGCCCTGGCTGCGGCCGAGGGCCGCGACGTGCCCGACAAGAAAGACGTCGCGGACGCTCAGGCTGCGGTCAAGGCCGCCGTCGCTGCGATCCAGGACGAGTACCGGGAAGACCCCGTCGAAGGCCCGAAGTAGCCGATGACGATCGTCGATGGATACACGACGCTGATCGAGGTCAAGGCCGACCTGCGGCTGACGACCACGGTCGACGATCCCCGCATCGAGCGGAAGATCGAAGCAGCGTCGCGGACCATCGACGACATCACCCACCGGACGTTCGTCACGTCGGGCCCGTCAGCTCGGGTGTTCAACTCGGCGGGGGTGAAGGTGTGGATCGATGACGCTCAGGCCGTCACCCTCGTCGAGGAGTCGTCTGATCAGTCGACGTGGTCGACGGTGGCGGCCACGGCCCGGGTGTTCAACGTGCGGGCCCCGATCTACAAGATCACCCGCATCGGCGGCGCGGATTGGCTGCCCTACGTCCGGGTGACCGGCACGTGGGGAAACGCCAGCGTCCCAACCAAGATCCGTGAGGCGTGCATCATCCTGGCCATCCGCTACTTCAAACGGCCCGACACCCCCGAAGGCGTCCTGACCGGCGACTTCGGAGCGGCCCGCCTCGGCCGTGAGGACCCGGATGTGGCCCGCATGGTCAAGCCGTTCATCCGGAAGGTGATCGGCTGATGGCCCTCAACGTGACCGCCGTCCGGGCCATGG